CTTTTTTAAAGGCAGAGGCCTTGGGAGCGCCCTTAGACCCCGGTTTACGCATCTTTTCGCCTGATCCAGCCTTGATGCGCTTACGTTTGGCGTGGATATTGCTGTATAGTCCCCTAGGCATTACTTTTTCGCCTTTTTCTTCTTTTTAGTCGCTTTTTTCTTCGGCGGGCGTCCTACTTTGTTTCCGTATGTTCCGGGTCCGTATGGCATGACTATCTCCTTACCAGTTTTTGCAAGACCAGTATCTTGCGGTGAGTTTACTAGGTTTGTTAGTGTCGCACTTGTGTCTAGCCCTAAACGACTTGCGTCTAGCAGGTTGGTCCTTTTTGATCTTCATCTTAGCATCACCAAACCGAATAGTTTTAGTCTTATCGCCTTCCTTAGCCACTACCACGTATTTCTTCGTAGGGTGATTAGGCGTCCGCTTCGGCTTGTTGTACCCGCTTACTCCTGCTCGCTTTAGCTTTGGGTCTTTCTCCTTTGGCATCAGATGACTCCTTCTGGCGCTGGTCCGACATTTGGCCCTCTAGGGCCGCGAGCTTGCTCTCTAACTCGTCCAGCCTGCTGAATTGGGCTTGGAACAGGCTGTTGATCTGCTCTAGGAGTTTGTTCATTTCGGTCTGTGTCATTAACACGGGGTGTTGCTCCTCTGTCGTTTAAGGCTTTCTCTTTTAACGCTACTTCAGCAATCCTGAGACGCTTCTCAAACTCTCTATCGTCTGCGTCACCGTCTTTCAGATTACGTGTAATAGCGTTAATCTTGTCAATCTCTAGCTCTTCCGGTGCAAGCTGAGTATCAATCATGTACTTAGCCGCTCGTGCCTGAGATTCTGCCGCTTGTCCTTGCAACGCCGCAGTTTGACTCTGCTGGAACTCAAGCTGTGCCTGTTGTGCCATCTGAGCCATCTGCTGTGCCTGAGGATCTGGCTGTTGAGCCTGTTGCATAGACGCAATGAGTTCCTCACGGTTACTGAGGTTCATGTTGTCGATGATGCTCTGGATCAGCACAGGGTAAATCGGGCTGTCTTGCTTCATGGTCTGCAGGAGTTGCACCAGTTGCCCTACCTCGTATTCCCTAGCGATAATGCCGAGGGTTGACGTAGCGTTAAACTTGTAGTCAGCTACGGGGTAAGACTCAGGATCAAACTGCATGTACCTGTGAGCCGCCTTGGTTACAAAAGGCAGCAAGAAAGATTGCTGAAAGTTGATGAGAGTGCGCTTATGGCGTTTGATAATAGCACCAAGAGACATACTAATCCCAGCAGCAGTAGCCTCGCCATTAACTTGGCCTGCGATTCCTGCTGAATCGACTGCTCCAGTTGCTTGTTGAACCATCTGTTGAAGCGCCTGCGCTTGAGCGAAAGTAATCTGACCCACCTGCCCAAAGTTGAACGGTTGTAAGACTTCACGAGGATCTCCGTTAGTAAGAATCATCTTGCCCGGACGTACTTCTGGTTTAGCCCCTCTAGGAAGCCGTGTAGCGTCGATAGCAAGCATCGGGTGAATAGTGAGAGATAGAGCATCAATACGTGCGCGTAGCTCAGTATCCAGAGCCTTCTGGCTGTTGTAGCCCTTCTCACAGACACCACGGCCCCAGAAGCGGCCCGGAACAACGTCCCACGGGAAAGCTACTACAGGACGGTCCTGCATCATGTAAGGGTTAGCTTCAGCCTTAAGCAGTGTACCGCCGTTGGCGATAACCACGACAGCCTCAACGTACATAGAGTCAGACTCAACTTCTACGCCTTCAGCCTCAAGGAGTTCACGAGGCACAAGCCCGTAGTACTTAGTCAGCCTAACCTTGTCATCGTTGTAGAGCGTGAGGTCTTGATCTGGCTCTAGGTCTGTGTCAGGAGCCGCTGATTCAATGTACGCTTCGTTGTATACGCCTTGTTCCTGCAGGAGTTCTACGGAGTGCTTTGACACAAACTCGTCAATAGCCACGCCCATAGCGTCTTCTACAGACGTAGCCACAGGGTCAATCAGGAAGTTCTGAGGCAGTACAGGCTTGAGTTTGACTACGATCCTGTCGGTGATGTTTACGCCTACAGCAGTCAAGTCTCCACCCATGACGGGCTGAGTAGCTGGGGCCATTTCCTTGATCTCCTCAAGGACAATCTCGCCAACACCTGTACCAAAGACAGCGGAGTTAATCAAGCACTCAGCGACAGCCTTACGTACTTTGGTGTTCTCAAAGTCTTCCGTTAGCTTTTTGCGGAGATACTGAATGTCTTGCTTTTCTGAGTCATTAGCATCGTCGGTAATATCGAACCACTTACCGCGACCAAACGTGGCCTCTTCTAGTTCTGCTACGTTAGACTCTACAGCCTGCTGTAACGCAGGAGAGATAATTCGAGAACGCTCAGACGCTCTTTCCGAGTCAGCAGGGTCCCATTGACCTCGCCATAACCGATAGTATTCTTCGAACCTCGCTTCGTAGTTCGACTCATAGTGATCTCTCCAGTTTTCACATTTAGTTATCACCCACTCTTCTAGAGATTCCTCCATCATTAGCGGGTCTGGGCTATAAATTTCTGCGTCTGCCATAGTACTGTCCTTAGAGTAAAGCTATGCTGTAGCCCATAGTAAAAAATACTACGGCAGAGATAGCGTAAATACCATACGTGTTAAAAGGTCTAAACACGTTTTGTTTATGTAAATTTTTTGTGTACTCTTTCCAAAACAAACTCATGTTAGTACCCTGCTACAACATCAAGTATTTCGTGATCGTCAATTTCGTAATCGTAGCTATAGGCTACTTGTGCTAGTTGGTCTATGTACGCCAGTGCGTCAACCAAGTCATCGTGGGTCAATGGATCTGGAAACTGAAACAGTTGGTCTAAGAATCTGTTGTTCCACTCACCCTTGCTTAAATCTATGTACCCGTTCTCAAAGCGCCCCTGCAGCGCCCACATAACCCTGTCGGTCTTTTTCTTGTTGCCGTGGGTTAGCTCCTCGACTCTAAAGAACGTGCCGTAGCGCTTCATTAGGTCTGTGAGGGGACTCATTACTGCCTGCTTTGCTATTCCTCTTTCAATACCAACACTGACGGGTCTGTAGTCTCTAACGGCCTGAAATATCTTGGAGGCAGTCTCGTCAAGGCTCCACCGCCCATGTATAATGTTATCAACGTACCAACCATCAGGGCTAACCTTAACAACAGCAATTGCAGTCTCATCTAGTTTAGTATTCTTTGTCCGTTTCTTGTTGACTTCCTCAAAACCAGCGAGGTCAACTGCAATGTAGTAGTCACCTACTTCTGGCTCTTCTCCAAAGTGAACCCAATCTTCCTTAAACATTTCGGAGCCTCTGGCCTCAAACGATGCCATAAATTCCTGACGAAACGCATAAGATGACATAGACTTCTTCGCCATGTCGATTTCTTCTGAGTCCAGTATCGGGTTGTCATACGATGTAAAGTGCCACCCTTTGTACGTGGGGTCATCCCCTAGTTCTGCGTACTTGTACAACTCGTAAAAATGGTTCCTGCCCATAGGCGTACCTATGAACATTGCTTGACCCTTTTGGTCAGCTAGTGCTGGACGGAGGATCTGCTCCCATACATCGGGCTTCATATCCGCGTACTCATCCATCACAAGAAACTTCAAGGACACACCACGCATTGTCTCTGGCCTATCGGCTCCTTTGAGACTAATCGTGGCCCCGTTGACCAGCTTGAGTTGCAGGTTGTTAATATGTGAACCCGCAATCACAGGGTGTCCTAGCTCCAAGAGGGTTTGCCACATGATGTCACGGGCCTGACCCTGAGTGGGCGCAACGTAAAAAACTTGCCCTTTGTCCGTCTGTAGGGCGTTAATAATCAACATCCATGCAGCAAGACGGGACTTCCCTGTACGCCGTCCTGCCGCTACTACTTTGAACCTAGTAGGATCAGAGTAGACTTCTTGCTGCCAAGGCAACAACTGAACATTAAGATCGGTCACTCCTTAACCGCTAGTCACCGTAAGTGTCTTGTGGTCTACAGCGTAGCCGTAGCTCATAGGTCCGTTGACAATACGTGTAGCAGCGAATCCAATGATCGGAAGTCCCTTGATCTCTACGTTGTTATCGTCCTTCGGCAACGCCTGACTAGCGTTCATGGTAGCTACACCAGTTTGGAACGAGTAAGAAACAGTCTTAGCCGTGTCAGCTAGGAGTGCAGAGTACCCATTAAACGACAGTACGCTCACAGCGTCACACACTGCCTCGTCATTAACTGCAGCATCGCTAGGAACAAAAGATCCGTTGCCGCTGGAACTGTTGGAGTTTCTGTCTCGTCGGGTGAGTGTCATTGTCTCACACGCTACGTTGTCTTCTGATGTGCCATCGTAAACTTTGGTAAACGGAGCAGCCGCTGAAGAGCCGTTAGTAAAGTAACTCTTGGTTGGGAACGTGACTACCCAATCAGTCTCACCAGCAATGGTGTCTTCTACCATTACCTCGTTAGCGATACTCTGTGAGGCCAGCAGTGCGCTAGTAGCAAGTACAGCACCGTTGGTTTGAGTAGTGTAGTCTACGGTTACGCCGTTTACTTTAGCTTTTGCTACGCCGTCCTCTAGACCGGGAGCGGCTGTACCTGTACTCTTGTGGTAGTTAGTACCAGACTTAGCCCAGCCATCAATAGCGGTTACTGGCATATCCATAGCGTAAGCTAGGCTAGGCACAATAAACAGGGAAGACCCTGACAAACCACCAGCAGGGCCTGTGACGTTAGTGGCGGGATTAGAGGCCCACGCACCAGTAGACCACAGATCAATCAGTGAGTTACAGTCAGCTACGTCGATAGTATCGCTAACTACGCCCATTTCAATTACTTCAGCGTGTCCAGTTAGAGTACGCTCTACGCCATCGTTTTCCTCTCCGTCAAACAGATAAGGCACAAAGGGCTGCTCACGCAGAGTAGAACCGCCGAACCCTACGGACTGCTTACCGTCATACGGTGGGTTAGACGTACCGAGTTGTGGTACAGTACAGGTTGCATCTGTGGTTATCACAGACGTTCCACCAAAGTCGTTTGAGGCTAGAGCAAAGGGAAAAACATCGTGTGGACCGAGGTACACGTTAAACTCTAGCACAGGAGCGGAATTAACTGCCTCCTTAAACCGCAGCCTTACAGCCTTTTGATCTGCAGTGTTGTTCACTACGTGCATATAAGTATTGGCTTCGTTCTGTGTGTTGTAGAACGGATACAAGAGTACCTGTCCTGTAGAAGACACTGACTGATCCGCAAAAGCCACAGAAGGAGCTAGTGCTAGGGATGCTACAGCGAGTGCCAAAGCCTTGGGTTTAATCGACATTTAGTTGCTCTCCAAAGTTTGCATAGTGATGGATTCTAGCGCTTCGTTAAACTCCTTAGAACCGCCAAAGTGGTAGAATACTTGTGGTATTGAACGCTTGCCTGTCAGGGCTTCTACCATGTCCCAACCTGCTTGCCCCGGAGGAATGTGTACGTAGTTGTACTCAAACCCGTGTTCTTTTGCTGTTTTCTTTGCTCGTCTACATGCGGGACACCAATCTGCCCCTACGATAGTAATCATACAAAGTTGACCAGTGCTGGTGGCATATCAACTAAGTCAAATGTCACCGCAAACTCCATGTCTGAACTAGCTTCTGTTTGTACTTTGACTACCTCTCCTTCGTGGAGGACAAACATAGGCCCACCACCGTTACCTAGAGTCAGCCTGTTGCCGCTGCCTACGCTTTCATCATCGTAAATGTCTACTCTATTAGCGCCACCTGCGTTGTGAAAGTGCATAGAAGCTGTCTTTGTGCTGCCTGCGTGGTTAGCAATAAAGATGTAGTGGATAACCACATGAAAGCCTGTAGGCACAGTAAACAGTGTTGTTTCTGTTGCGTCAGTTAGCTGTACGTGCTTTGTGTATAACATGACTAGCGTTCCTTAGAAGCTCTAGTAAACCCAAATCACGGGAACTGTACCCCGTGTGTCTACGTGAATAAAGTCACCAGCGACCCCTATGCCAGTAAAGCCGTGTTCTAAGGCCCCTTTTATTAGCGTATACCGATGGGCAGAGTTAGTTGTCTTTATATCTGCCGCTATGCCTTGCGCGTGAGTCCCCGGTATCTCTTTTACGGCCTCTAACGGGTGGCTAGGGCTTCTGTAGCCGCTGGTGATAACAAAAGGAAAACCACAGTACTCCCTGAGTGAATCGAGTTTGCTCAAGAACTCAGGTTCCATGCGGTTTTCACCAGTATGCTGACAGTTAAACTCGTCTGTAGTGAAATATCTCACTGATTGGCTTCTTCAACAGTCCTCTGGGCGCGAGCTACGTCATTTACGTAAGACCTCTCGCAGTGGTTCTCGTCAAATACGTAGTCAATAGAGGCGTTGAGCCACTTCCAAGCCTTAGACTTGTCTTTCATCCTGTGGCTACGGCCTGAAACGGACTCATTAGCGTTATCGCCCCACAAAAAGGCTACATTCACGAATTGACTCGTAGCGTCACCCACTCTGGTTACGTATCCGAGGGCTTCCTCTAGTACATCGTCAAACTTGTCCCGTGACATCCACTGCTTCTCCATCAATTTCTTCTCCCGACTCAAAGCCATCAGCAA